CTGTGCGGAAAGAGAATGCAGCATGGCATCCTTGCCGCTGGACACTCTGGCATAAGCGGCAACGTTCAGCAGTTTTGGCATTTTAGGCAGAAATTCGACCTTTTTTATGGTGCGTGCCATATAGTATCCCTCCTCAGTGTTACATATTAAATCAGAAGCGACCTAAAGTCAAGCAGTTTCACGATATATACTGCACAAAGATATATCGAATTTTTCGGCAATTTTTAACTCGCATTTACGAAATTCATGTTCCGAAATAATGCCGTCTTTCCGCCACTTTTTCAGAACAGCAAGTGTGACCTTATAGGTGCTGATTTTTTGTAATTTTTCACTGTTCATCCGCAATACCTCCGTGATAGCAGAGAAGTGAGCAGAATTTACGCTGTTTGCTTTCATAGGCATAGAATTTCTTTCCACATCCTGCGCAGATGACTTCCTTCATTGTACTGGTTCTTCCTGCATTCTTTCTCCAGTATTTCTGTCGACATTGGTCGGAGCAGAATTTTTTCTTCTTTCTATGCGGTGTCTGTGTAATGGTAATGCCACACATCAGGCAAGAGTTATCACTTCTTTTCTTGCGTTTCAGATAGGACTTAATAGTGTTGGGCGATATATGCAAATGCTCTGCAATTTCTGCATTGCTTTTTCCGTTTTGCCGCAAAAGCTCAACGGTTCTTTTTTCTTCTGTTGTCACAAGCAGCACCTCCTACCATACAGTCCGCTAAAAGCTCCAGAAAATTAGCCCCTAAAAGAAAAAATCCCTGAGCAGTTCCGAAAAACTACTCAGAGACATATTATTTCATCAGTTCATTCACACGCTTCTGCACGGCATTGTAATCATATCCGGCATTTGTAAGCTTGTTTTTACGGTCAGTGCCGTTTCCCCATTTACCCTGAATGACTTCACCGGCAATTTCGTCAACGGACTTTTTGGTTGGATAGACAACATTGCCGTTGCCGTCAAACACAGAATATCCCGATTTACAAGCCTTTTTTGCATTGTCCAATGAAGCAAATGCACCGATCTGGGACTTTGCATCAGACCAGCTCTTGCGAACTCTGTAAAGTTGCTTTGTTGTCGGATTTGTCGATACAGAAGTACCTGATTTCATGTAAGACTGCACCTTCGCCTTGAAAGCAGACCAGTGCGGCAAGATATACAACGGACACATCTTATACGGATTCCTTGCTGTATTCAGATAATCCACGCTGCCAGATTTTCCGTCACGGACATTCAGCCAATGCGTATGGGTATAGAGATGGTCGACGCCAAGGTTGTACTTTTTCAGTAAAGCTGCCGCCAGTTTTGCAGAGTTATCCTCTGACTTTTTATCTCTATCGTTATAGGCAGAACTCATAATGCACTCAATTGCGATTGTTCTGCGATTGCCGTTTCCGGAGCCGTCCGCAGCGTGCCAGCCGGAAAGCGTCAGCGGCAAGTTCTGCCACGCACAGGTGTTGTCCACATAGTAGTGCACCCGAACATCATTCATGTTGCCGTTGACGGTTGCACGAGTGTATTGCTCCGCCGGCGTTGTGCCGGATGCTACGGAAATCCAATCCGTGTTATGCACGGTCACACCGATAATTTTTCCGGTCATAGAAACACTCGGCATATCAATGCGATTCGGATTATGCTTCGTGAGTAAATACTCCTTGACGGTCACGCCGCCAAGTGTGGATGTAGAATCCGGTCTTAAAATAGCCATAAGTTAGTCCTCCTTGTTTGAGTTTTCAGTTGATTTTTCTTCGGTTCTGCCGACTTTCGTCTGCAAAACATCGATTGCCTTTTTGATTGCAGGCGGGTAGGGGATACCCATTAAGCTTGTATTTTCAATGATGGATAACAGTTCGTTCAAACAAAAACTGATGCAAACGGCATCCCGGATGTAGTTGGTATTCAGCAGAATATCCATCCGAACTGCAACGACGATCAGCATCAAGGTGCAAACCTTTTTTGCCAGACCGAACCAGCCAGCTT